ACAGGAATGCGAAGCATTCCTGTTTAATACGGCGAACTCAACCAAGGAACCGTGGCACCATCACTGCCAGAGGTAGTGCAAGCTCTGTTGTTCCCTTCCTTGCAGGTTTGTCCTGGAATCCTGTATAACCAATTCTGAAAGCTGTGTTGATCATTGGGAATGGTGGTAGATGGTTGAGGCGTCCAAATTCGTTGACTTTGATTATGTTGGAAGACATCCGTGGGATCTCCATACATCTTCGTCTGGAAGGAATCACTCCACTTGCGAGAGAGATCTTTGTCAGTCAAAGCAGCGCCTCGTCCTGGATTATCCCCAATTTCTGTCAGAAGCACATTCATAAAGGGATTCGCAGCGGTCGGAGAGGTTCGGTTGTCATCTCCAATCACATCTTGCACCGGTTGATCTGCAGCAGCAATACCTGCAATCAGTGCTGCAGGACTTCCTGGCATGCTAAAGGGAAGTTGATCCGTTGGTTCTCCAAATCCTTCACGGAGCACCCCTCGTTCTTTCATTCCATAATAAGCAGCAATGGCAATTCCAGCAAAGGCAAGACTGATTCCCAAATATTTTACCTCCCTACATACAACAGCAAGGACAATAGCAAGATAGACTCCAAAGCGTGTTAATGAGTTTAAGGCAGTTGTAGAACACTTCTTCGCAGCTTCGGAAAATGGATAAAAATCTCTTACATCTTTTAGCAAGATAGAGGGATCTTCTGTCCAAAAGCTCGGGCAACTCATTCTAACTAGGAAGAAGATAACTTACTTATTTCTTTCGAGGCATAGCAGCAGCTCCCTTTTTACTAGAAGGAATGGCAAACATTGCTTCCAGTTCTGCATCACTTACAGAGAGTGTACTGCTAACACTAGCAGTAGTAGCAGCAGTAGCAGTAGTAGCAGCAGTAGCAGCAGCTTTCTTTGCCTCCATCTTCTTACGAAGACGTTCCTGTACCTCACGTCGACGAGCGGATCCATCATTGCCAGTTTCACGATCCGATCCATTCAGCATCTCCGTCAACCCTCCAAACAATTCACTAAACATGGGATTATCACTAAACTCTTTCATCATTTCCTCCGCTTCCCGCATAAGATCCTCTCGTTTCAGTTCTCCTCGTTCAAACTTGGCTTGAATCTTTTTGGCAATACGCTGCGCTCCTGCCATCAATAGTTCAGGCTTCTTTGTAAAAATCTCTTGCAAGTATCCAAAAATTTTGGTAGGATCTGATGATTCTAAGACCTCGGGACTCAATCCAAAATCTTCTGGTTTAAACTCTCGTGCCAGTTCTTCTGCCATTTTGGCAATCTGTCCCTTGAACAAACGTTCTGGAATCTTGAAGGCAGGAGCTGCACCACTTGCATCGGATTTTCCAAAGCTACCCATCATTTCCTTCAGTTTATCCATCATAGATTTCATCATCGGACTCTCTGCCATCTCCTTCATCTGATGCATCATGCCGCTAAGATCCAAACTTCCAACATCAAAGGATGCTGCACTCAATAAGGCTAGTGTTTGTAAATGATTCCAAATAGCTTTGTGTGTCATTTCACTCACCTCCCCCCATAAGGCAGCAGTGAGACGAATCCCAGGAAGAAACTCTTGCGTAAATAAACGAGTTGGATCTCGGGTTGTGAGTGCTGCGGGAGTTGTTTTCCATAACGCTACAAACTCTTTTTCTACATCAGCAACAGGTCTGGCTTGGACTGCTGCAATCTCCTTTGAAAGTTCCGGAAAGGTAGGGGTTAAATCATCACAAAAGGCAGTTAGAGCTGTTGCAAAAGTGGTTGCCATCTGGTGCATGAATACATTTCACAAATCATGTCTGTACGCAAAAAAATTGATTAATAAATGATTTATAGAATCCATACTATTATATGTAGAATGCCAGTCGAGACTCAATGTATTGCCATTATAAAGAAAGGAACTCAATGTACAAACAATGGATATTTCTTTGAAAATCATTGTAAAATTCATCATGATGTAAAATACAAAAAAGATCCAGAATATAAAGCTCGTTATGATGCACGACCGCATCAGGCAGCAGTCCCCATTTTACGGATTGAAGAGCCTGCACCAGTTCGTATTGTAACAGCAACCGAACCATTACGGGTTGTTCTAACAAATAGTGCTCCTGCTCCTATCGAACTAACTGCAGCAGAGACTGCTGCAAAAGTTCGTACTCAAAAGATTGCAAAAAATAATCATCTATTAGACTCCTTGGCGCATCCCACACCTGAAGAACTTGTAAGTTATTCTACAAGAATGATGAATATGTGTAACAAACACAATATTTTAGGAATGGAATGCGTCAATGCCTATGCGATTCTAAAATATAGTATATGTGAAACACCTGAACGAATTCTACAACGAACAAACTTACTAAATGCTCTTGTAAAATTTTATCTCTTCTTCAATGGAAATCATCCAGATTATCAAACCTATGCTGCAATTCCATTGGATCAGCAAGAAGCTGCATTAGAAGTGATTCGCATTGCATTAATTCCCTTTGGAGAAATTAACATTCTATCCATGATTCCAAAACGTGATATATTTTATAAAATAGTTCGAATGCGATTACGAGATGAAGAGCAACGTCGTCGCGAAGCAGCAGCAGCGGCAGCAGCCGCTGCTGCTGCCGCCGATGTGGAACGTCGTCGTCAATTACAGGAAGATCTTCGTGAACGTCCTGTTGTCTTCCGCCGAGATCCTGAAGGAAGTATTGATTTGGCAGCCTTTGCCACCGATGGACAAAACATTCATCGCTCCTCTGTCCAAACTGCAACCCATAAAGCGGTTGTTAAACTGATGACGCGATGTCTGGAAGCAGGGCAAGAAACATTGCCTGAAATTATTCTTGATTTGAAAGATCCAACAAAAATACGTATTAGTGGATCTAATACACGTGAAAAGATGATTACAGAAATAACCCATGATTACTTTGAATGCATTGCCTTCTCCATTTCCTATGGAGATGTTATGGATCGTGTATGGGCATTTATTCGAAGTCATAAAGATCGTGCTGAACTCTTTGTTCGATTAGCACAAGAAATTGCCGAAGGAGTTGGACAATGTACCAATGGAAAAATGGCACGGCTTGTCAATGTACTGCAAGGATTTGATCATACCTTAGAGGTCGATCCTCCCAAAGAAGTCTTTCAAGAGAAAATAGCATTACTCATGAAACGACCGAAAGAAGAACGTGTTACTGCTGCACGTGCCTTATTTATTGAATTCTCCATTCCTGAAGCCGAACAAGCTCCTTGGTTGGAATCATTAGAAGATTAAGCAACTGGATGAGACTTATTATTTGATTCTGATTCAGATACATAGTGTTTCTTTTTTAATGCATTTAATTCTTTTTGTATTTGTTCTTGACGTTCTTTTGTAAATGCCATATTTATGTTAACATTATGACGATGAACACCGTATCCATTAAAAAATCGGTTTGTTGGCTTGGGTGCACTCGCATTTGCTCCTCCGCGCTGCCGTCGGGTAGAACGTCTGCGGGTCGATCTACGATTGGAACGGCGAGTGGAACGCATATTCTACTTAGGCAATACGTTCTGCTAATACCACCAATACTTTGCAATAATCCCAAATATGAGTTTGATTTGTTTCTCCCATTGTTTTCCAATGTTTATCAAAAATCCAATAGGCGTACGATATATCTGCAAATTCTCCTTCCAACTTAGCTTTGGCACGTGTAATTAATTCTTCAGGATTATTATTTTTTACAGCTTCCTTAAAATCAGGATAGACATACTCCATAAATCCGGAATGAATCAATTTTGGATTTACCTTTTTGAGACTTTTTAAGGCTTCCACTGCCTTTTTCAGATCTGCCTCTTCATGGTACGTTTCGGAAAGATCTTCCAAAAAGGAAAGGAGCTGGTTATTAAATGCTGCAAGAGGCGATGCCATTTTGTCTTTGAATAGAAATTATTAGGATAAGTTTAAATGCGTTTTGTTGGTCCTGGAATATCTGCATCACGGGAGCGACTAAAGGCTTCAAAATCATGCATTAAAGCTTCTTCCTTTTTGGTACGAGGAGTGGCAGGAGCTGCAGCTCCACCACCCCCCGCCACAGTTCCTCCCAATTGTTCAAAGTTGCGTAAAATACGATTCATGCTTCCTCCTTTTTCAATCGTGAAAGCATCTGTTAAAAAGGAATAATTATCGCTCATTTTGGAAGCTCCCATTTCTTGCATATGCCAAGGACTGGGTTCAGCGCCTCCTCCCCCATTAGCAGCAGCCGGAGCGGCAGTTGTAGCACGACTAGAGGGTTCTGCACGTGCAACATCGGGAGAATAGACTGGCATCACTAGAGGAACGGATCGTTCTTCCAGTGTCTTTTCACCTCCACTCGTACGAATCCCAGCAGAAGCAGTGCTTGCTGTATCACGCTGGCGACGTTCAAATAACCAGTTATTGACAGCATTCGCACCTGCACGGGGGTCCGACTCTCCCACAATTTGTAAGGAGGGTACAACCCGGAGCCAGGAAGGAAGAGGAGGACGAGCAGCACTTGGATCCACACAGATGAGTTGAAACTCTCTTGCATAAGGAGTTTTCGTTAATTCTCCTAGAAATGCCTGGCAATGGCGACAAGTCATGCTAAAATAGCATATATGTCGACGAGTACTCATTCTAACCAAAAGGGTTAAAATAGGAGTGTCATTTTACCTCTTTTGGTTAGAAATCTTTACGAAGGGCGTTGCATCGATCCGTCCTAAAAATTGGGAGAAATTTTTAGGATATCTCTTTGAGGTGTCCTAAAAATTGGGAGAAATTTTTAGGACACCTCTTTGAGGTGTCCTAAAAATTGAGCGTCTAGTCCCTTCTTAGAAGGATGGCATCAAATTCAACCACCATGAAACAGACGGCTAGCAATTCTAGCAGTTCTAGCAATTCTAGCAGTTCTAGCAATGCCAGCAAATCAGGCACTGTATTTCAAAACTATGTAGAAGAAAAAGATTGTATCCCACTTCTTACATCCAAAGAGCACAAGTTACGAGCAACATTTCGAATGAGTCCTTGTAATACAACAATTGCAAATACCCTTCGAAGGCAAATTCTAACAAAGACATCTTCAATCGCATTTCAAACAGAACCTGCGCAAGAAAGTGATATTAAGATTACAAAAAATACAACTCCTCTTCCAAATGAAATGATTGCTCACCGAATTGGTATGATTCCCATAGCAGCCGATCCTGCAACCTTTGATCCCTCCCTATATGTATTTCAAATGAATGTTAAGAATGAAACGGATGCTGTTATTAATGTAACTGCATCTGATTTTATTGTGATGCAGAAGGATACTCCCAATGCCACGGAGGGTGTGAAACTTCCAACGGAACAATTCTTTCCTCCCGATCCTATTTCAGGACAAACATGTCTCATTGTTCGTCTTCGTCCGCGATGGGATCCCACACGTGAAATTGAAGCTCTAGAACTCACAGGTACTGCCAGTATTGGAACAGGATCCATAAATATTCGTTGGTCTCCTGTTAGCCAGTGTTCCTACGAAAATACACTGGATACCAATGAAGCAAGACAAAAAGAAATGTTTGAACAATGGATGAAAGATAAGAAAGTGGAAGAAGGTACTGATCCTGGACTCATAAAGCGTCTTCGAGCAGAATTTGATACCATGGAAGTGAAACGATGTTTTAAAGTAAATGAACTTGGAGAACCCAATGATTTCACATTTTATCTAGAATCAATTGGAATTCTATCAATTCCTTATATTGTTATGGATGGAATTATGACATGCAAAGCATTAGTTGATAAATACAAAGATATTGATACCATGATTCCATCCAGTGTAACCTTTCAGAAAAGTAATACCCGCTATTCTGCGATTGATTGTATCTTTCAAGATGAAGGGCATACCCTTGGAAATTTACTTCAAACATATTTAACGTATAATCATATTGAAGGATCCAAAGAACCCAAGATTACTTATGCTGGATATAAGATTCCTCATCCTCTTCGACCAGAATTAGTGGTCATTGTCGCTCTTCCTCCTGCAGAAGGAGAAGCCCGCACAAGTGAGATAGAAATAGGAGTCGTCCGGTATGCACTTGCACAAGTCTGCCGTTCCTTAGTCACCTATTTTGAAGAGATGGCAAAGGATTGGAATCGTACGACTGGTGAACCTATTCCTGTTCCTAAGGAATCTGCAGCTGTTCTCAAGGAAACTGCTCCTACTCTTACAGTGACACCTGCAGCTGCTCCTAAGGCAGTCGCTCCTAAGGAAGTCGCTCCTAAGGAAGTCGCTCCTAAGGAAGTCGCTCCTAAGGAAGTCGCTCCTGCAGTCACCCCCCGCATTGCGGGGGGTGACAGTAGCAGCCTTCCCGTCAGCTCCGCTGACGGGAAGGCTCCTGTTGTAGCAGAAGCTCCCAAGGAAGTCGCTCCCAAGGAAGTCGCTCCCAAGGAAGCAGCTCCTGCAGTCACCCCCCCCAATGCGGGGGATGGCAGTAGCAGCCTTTCTGTCAGCTCCGCTGATGGGAAGGCTCCTGTTGCAGTAGAAGCTCCCAAGGAAGCAGCTCCTGCACCAGCTCCTGCAGTAGCTCCCGCTAAAAAAGCTGTGAGACGTACAAAAGAAACCTCCGATGCTAAATAGGAATGGACGACTTGTTTCAAGACTCTTCGAAAGAGGTGGTTGGAACATTACAAGGAATTACGAAAGGAATTACATCGTTTTTTAAAACAAGCATCTCCGACCCCATGAAACGCTATGCCACTCTTCCCAATATATTACTAGCTGGATTTATTCTCTTATTTTTTGTAACAATCTTAATGTATTTATATCCTGGATTTCTAAATGGAGTAGAAGGCTTTTCTACAATTGCAGTGGATCCAGTCTATAGCCCGAAATGCTTTGCACGAGATGCGGAAGCACAACGATTGTTAGCGGAGGTTGTTAATACGGTTCCACGCAGTTCCGAAGGAGTTCAGTGGGTAGATGAATTCCGGCTTATCTTAACAAAACTTCTTTGTATTGATGCAGATATTACAGGTTCCGGATCTGGTGTTTATAGTACCATCGGTCTTCAATTCAATACCTTTCATGATATGGAACCCGTGGCAAACTTTGTGGGTCGTTGCCTAAATCGGTCTTTGAAGGAGCGCGACATCACTCTCACATTAGAAAAACTAGAACTGCGAGGAGCGGAACTCTTGAAAGGTATGACCAGTGTTGATAAGGTGCAGCGAGACAAGTGGGTAGCGTCTCTCCATAATATTGCAACGCGTACCTCGCAAGCCATTCATAAAGTCTGTGTTATGCCAGTGGCTTCCTTGGATCATCCTGCTGGTGTGCGTGATCCTGGCTACAATGATGATCTCACATCTTTGAGTCGTCCCGCTCCCTACGAAGAGCTAGCACGAGTTCGTCATTTGTAATATATTATACACTATTTCATAGTGTAAGATATACAATTAATACTTACGATTCTTGCGTGTATTTTTACGATTCTTTCTCGATTTACGTTGTTTACGTAATCTCTTACGAGTTCCAACTGGCAATGCCATAACAAACTTCGTATCTAAATTACTGCGATCTCCACCTACACGATCATATAACTTCAATAGCTCCATACTAAAGTCTTCATGTGATAATGCATCCGGTCTTAATTGACCGATATCCTTTAATGATTCATATACATTTTGAGGAATATAGTCCTTCAAATTTTTTACAGCAGTCACAGAATCTCCTCCATTTGAATGGATTTGCATAAATAGGGTTGTTAGGTATCTTTCATATCCATTCTCTACAAGATATTTTGCCATAATTCCATCTGACTTATTTTGTGTATTTGAATTCATGTTTCTATTTATATAGAATAGTTTAACAGCAACCAGGAACAAGAAGAGAGATAAGAATGGAAAGACCAAGAATCTGAAAGATCGATTTAGCAGGTTTTACACCGGGGACCAAAGGGACTAACGCATTATTCCAGAGGAACTGTCCAAACAACAGAATTAACCCAAGCACCACAATCATCGTGATCACCGTTACAATCGTGGATCGGGCAGAAGGACCGATGGCACTTGTATCTGCAAATTGTTCTAATCCAGCGCCAGCCACAGATCCGATTAATGCTGCAGGGTTCATGGTTCTACTAAGGACTATCACTTTCGCGTTCTCCTTTTGCTTGTGCAAATTTCAGGTGATGGATGGTAGTGGTAGTGCGATGCTCCTCCAAGTATTTTACCAACTGTCCTGCCTTATCTTTATCTCCTTCAAAAAAGGCTTCGGCTGCTTTCGCCAAATAATCCTTTGAAATAGATTCTTTCTTTTCACGCACATTATGAAGCACTGATCCACGATTGACATTTAATTGAACCACATTATGTTTGTCCATAATCTTTAATATAGCTTCTCGTAGAGCTTTGGATTGAGTACGACGTTCACGCACTTCCATATTTATACGAGTAATCTCTGCATCCAATGTCATCCATCGTTTCAATAAGGTAGGAAGTTCTTGCATTGTAAGACCTGTTTCTGCAGGAGCAGATCCTCCTCCCCCTACAATTGTTAATGCGGTACTTGGTGTGGTCATCTTTGAAGAGTATAGGAATTATTTGTTTATATGGGTTAAAAGTATAGTTTTTGTTTTTGTAATACAGGGCTTCGACATAAAAAACAAATTGCTCGTGTCTTTTTGGAACAATCAGTACAAAAGGTATGCCCGCATGGAACCATTACAATATCCGTTTCCTCATTCATGCAAATGGTACATGGATTCTTTAATTCTGGTTCATGAAAGGCAGAACTGAGTTTCATTAGGGAGCGAAGCTGATGAAAGACTCCCACCGTATGCATCAACTTTGGATATATTCGATCAATTCGTTCTGCTTCCAACATTTGTTCTGTATATTGTGAAATAGTGGATTGTAATGAACTTGTTGCGGAAAGAGTTGGTGAAATAGCTGGAAGATTAGAAAGTTGTGTATGGAGATCATTCACTCGTTTTAGTTTTTCTTGAATGGAAGAATCCAGATCAAACATTTGCTTGACCGTGTCATGATACGATGTGTGAAGAGCATGAATTGTAGATTGAAAGTGGTCGGAAGATATTCCAATTGCCTCTTTCACATGTGATTCGATTGTATATCGATTAATAGGACCGTTTAGTTCATTTGAAATCCAAGATGCAGAGGGATTGAACATAGGATGACTCAGTTTTTGCAAAATGGTTTGCACTTGTTTGGTACGATCAAGCTCATCGGTTGATTTTACCATATCTTGCAACCATTTGTGATTATATGTTTCAAATAAGGTATCAAGGGAATGTTTCCATGTAGGAGAAGATACAGTATTTGCAGCATCATTCATATGAACTACTGATAAATTAGAAATGGCACGATTGTTTGTGGATCCGGAACCCGATGCATTATCATCTGTAAAATTGGCAGATGCATAACCAAACCCATATTCTACAGGACTTGCTTCCATTTCTAAAGGTCGTTGTAATTTATGTCTCTTTTTTTGCGCATAAAGTAGGGTAGATGCAAACATCTGAAGAATTATTGGAAGAGGCAACTAAACAACTTCCGTATATTGGACATTGGATGTCAATTGCGATTCCAATTATGATTGAGATGCATCAACGATTACGTCGGAATCTAGCCGAACCTCGCTTTTGTGAGATTCTTCTTCCTGGTACAAAGGATCCTGCTTTTACAGAAGATCAAGCATTACAGTTGGAAGATTCACTTCGTGAAGTATGGATTGTAGACCGACAGTTGGAAGAAGAAGAGGAGGGAGAGGAGGAAGAGAAAGACTTTAAACAAGTGGGAGGTGGTGTGGTCACACCAGGAATGGAAGATGCTGCAAAAACAATTGGTTCTATACGACGGATTATTATGGCATTATTATCTGCTGATAATTTCTCTCCCGATGCATGGTATGCAGCATTCAAACGATTTTTACGACATGAACTTCCTGCTCTTGCAAAGGTGGTCAAAGAGATGGCAGAAATGGGAGGATTAACACGATTGGAAACAGTACTACCTGATATTCATGGTGTAATTCCTCTTCCTGTTGGTGCAATTCCCTTTCAAATTCCATCCATGATGATTATCCCCCTTTTATCAGCATTTTTAGATACAATTCGCTTGACTGTCAGCGTGATCCCCTTTGTTGGAACATTATCCAGTCTCCCCTTTACCCTTCTATTAGCATTAATAGAACTAGGAAAAGGACGATTATATGATTTCTTATTCACTATCCTAGGATTAATTGGAACCAATGGAATTGTTCTTGGAATCACCACAAAAGTTGGATTAGGAAGTCTTGTGATGTTAGAACCCGCGTTGAGAGAGATTCCAGATTCAATCTTTGATGGTGGATATAAAGCTGCAAAAGCAGCCATTTTAGCATTCATATTAAAATTTCTTGCAACAATCACACCAGATCAAATTCGTCTACCCTTAACAACCTTTACAGAAACAATGAAACAAGCTGCAAGAACATATGATATGACCGTACGTTCCACAACGGAAACTGTATCCAAGAGTACTCAAGACAAGGTTCATTTGGAAATGCAATTAATTGATGTAGATCAAATACCCTCCTTTATGGATATTTTGAGTGTCCAACGGTTATTTCAAAATCCTGCCTTTATTACCTATCCTGGTATCATTGACATTATAGAACAACTTCGATCGATTCCACCTCTTCCGCTTATTGTAGATTTGTTTAATGTTCCACGAAAATCGAGTGAAGAATTTCAAGCCATGTTGGCAACCTATCCTCCTGGATCCATTGCTGAAAGCTTTGTCCCACATTTAAAAATAAAAGATCCAAATACAGGACAATACGTTGATCTTAAAGATGTGAAAGAATCCACCTTTGCAAATGTTGCCAAAGCCAAAGGAATTCCTACTAGCCTAGGAGATATTACCAGTCTAGGAGGTCTTCCAACCGATATAAAAGGTGCAGCGGGTGCATTTGGTCTTCCTACACTTCCTACCACAGCAGAGGGTGTTGCTAGTGCCGTTGGTCTTCCTACACTTCCTACCACAGCAGAGGGTGTTGCTAGTGCCGTTGGTCTTCCTACACTTCCTACCACA